CAAATGGGGACGATCCGAGCTGCCGAAGAGCCATTCATCGACGCTTCCCAGGCGGTCTGGACTTTCAAGCCGGACCGTTACAACATTGGAGCCAACCCGACTCGGGACATCGACGCAACGGACGCCGAGAATGTTGTCATCGCCACTGGTGAGAGCGATGGCACCATCCCGCCCGTCTCCGGCCGCGCAGCCGATGAGAATCCGGCGAGCTTCACATATATCGGCAAGACGCCGGAGATTGCCCGTTTCTACAGCTCACCCTTGCTGCGCACTAAGGGGCAATGTGCGGCGGCAGCACGGACCATCCTCATGCGGGAGCTAGGGGTATCCGATCAGGTGGTCGTGCCGACAGTCCCTCTTCCGGGGTTGGAGAGCGGGGACGTCCTTCGAGTCGAGGACCCGTTGACGCGGACGAACGACTTGTTGATTGCTGATGTCTTCAATATCCCGCTACGGGCCAATGGCATAATGACGATCGAATGCCGAACGCAAAGGCTGATCTGATGGATACCAGAGCTTTGATGTTCCGCATGATGCGCAAGGAGTTCGGCAATCTTCTCAATATGGCTCGCATCAAGGTTGTGACGGTCGCATCGGTCGATTGGAACACACTGTCGGCTGTGGTCTCCTTTGCCGAGGGTGACGCGATTGATCCAGCTACTGACCAGCAAACCGTACACTGGATTGAAAGCTATACACCAACTGCCGGTGATCTGGCATGTCTTCTCATCGCCGAGGGCGCTCCGGTCCTGATTGGTGTTGTGGAGCTGAAGGTATGGAATGACTTCAGCTTGCCCACTGGATATACCACGGTTGCTGGCTACACTGTTCCCGGGTACCGCCGAGACTCCAATGGCCGGGTTTGGCTTAGAGGGGCATGCAACGTTGCTGCTAGTAACGGGACTGGTGTCAAATTCACATTCCCGGCTGGCTATCGGCCTACGAGTGGGACGCGGATGCTGTCGGCGCCTTATTCCAATGGCACAGCCATTCTGGACCATCTTCGTTACAATGTAGCAACTAACGGAAATATGTCGTCTGTGTTGGCAACCCCGGCCGCTACCGTGTTCATGGGGTTTGAGGGACTGAGCTTTGATGTCTTCTAGAAGAATGAAAAGGGGGCGAAGTGAAGATACCACGATGGTTGCTCATACTGTTGGTCTTAGTGATCTGCGGGGTGTGGGTGACATCGTTTATCGCGGGTCTGGTCAACCCGGGATATCAACCACCCGAGTCCATCAACCTGGTGTTCTCGGCCATGGCGGCGGCATTATTGGCACAGCTCGGGCGTCAGAATGGAGGAAAGGGAGATGACTCCAAACGGGACGATTGAGTACATCGTCAACTCGTTGGCATGGTCTGTTGTCGGGGCGGCCATGGTCCTGTTGTACCAGCGAGTTCGCGGGAACGGGAAGGCGAGGAAAGCCTCAATGGCAGGAGAGAACGAGACGCAACCACATCGCGTCAATTGGGTCTTGGTGATTGCGATGTCGATACTGGTATTTGCAGTGATTTCGACGGTGATTACCTGGGATGTCGACCACAGGTATCGGCAATTCGTAAGCTGCCAGGCCACGGTCAACCAGGCCCGTAGTGACGCTCTGGTAGCGCTTCAGGCCATCGGCGCCCAAGATAGGCAGGCTGTGGACAGACTTGTCTTCTCAGTCGCCAATTCGACCAGTCGGGAGCAGACTCGCGCTGCCTTCGCTGACTATCGAGCGACCCGGGAGCGTCTGGAGAGAGAGCGCAAGGAGCATCCTCTACCCGAGCCAGAGAATCTTTGCGGCCCGGAACCCAGCTCGATGGGCCCGGCGTTAGGCTCTTTGCTGCGCCGGAGTCGATGACAAGGAAGTGTTACCGATGACCCAACCTCAGATCGTCATGGGACGGACCCTCGACTGGAGGGGCCACCATGATCCAGCCTCCCGCAACTACCCGGTTCGAATGGTCATCCGGGAGCTGGCCGGCGAAGCTCCGCCGGTCCAACCGCGCTTCTGGACTCCCCCGCCGTTCGTGCTCAATCAGTTCAGCGAGGGTTTCTGCGTCGGTTTCGGCTGGTCGGCCGAGCTGGCTGCGTCGCCGGTCCGGATCAGGCGCGTGGACAACGACTTCGCACGTGGGCTCTACTTCGGAGCGCAGCGCCACGACCGGGCCATGGGGAACATCTGGGATGAGGGCGCATCCGTGCTCGCCGGAGCGCAGGAGTGCGCCGAGCGCGGCCTGATCCCGGAGTACCGCTGGAGCTTCGGACCGGAGGACCTTCGTGACGCTCTGATGCATGTCGGTCCGGCTGTGATCGGCGTGCCCTACTTCGGCTCCATGTTCACGCCGCGCCCGTCCGGACTCGTGGAGGTGGACGAGGAGACCGACCCACCCGGACACTGCATGTGCATCATCGGCTACCACCCGAGAATGCGTCTCCCGGGCGAGTCGTGGCGCAAGCGCTTCGCCGTCTACAAGCTGCGGCAGAGTTGGGGCGGCGCCTTCGGTCGCAAGGGTGACATCTATGTCCGGGAGGAGGACATGGCGAACAAGCTGCTCGTGAAGCGGTACTGGGGCGAGGCCTGCATCCCCGTGACTCGCCGGTATGGTCCCCAGTCCTGAGAGGAGAGACATGACCGGATCGAAAGGTCCCATGACGGCCGAAGATCGGCGGTTGTGGGAGGCAGCGTCCGAACAGGACCGAGCACGGTCCGAGAAGACGCTGGCGGATCTCATCGAGGAGGACCGTGCCGACCCCACGACGCCGGACCACTTCGACGTCCCGCTGAAGGCGCTGGAGCAGGTCGAGGAGGAGTTGGGGGACGGTAGGCGTCTCGGGATCGGCGGGAACACCTACAACATCCAGAAGTTCAAGGAGGCGGCGCAACTCCTCCGGGAGTGGGGCTGGACTGTCGTCTTCATGGATGGGTGGTCCACCCGGGGCGCCAGCCGCCGGCAGCTGAGCGTTCAGTACATCGGCGATCATCATACCGCAGCCGAAGTCGACGTGGACCGCATCCTGCGCGACGGGCGGTCCGATGTTCCGGGACCGCTCTGCGAGGTGGCGGTCCACGCGGACTCGACCATCGTCATCGTCGCGGCCGGGCCAGCGAACCACTTTGGCGTGGCGACCATCGACAGCTCGGACGCTTTGGGTGTCGAGAACACTGGACCGATCCCGATCAATGCGAGCGGCAAGAGCGCCTTCCCCAACTACCGCGCCACTCTGGCTGTGTACGTCGCATTCCGGCGGGTGTACGGGTTGGGCACAGCTCGCATCGTGCTCCACAAGGAGACGGCTCGCCCGATCGGGCGCAAGATCGACCGCGCGGTGGATGGAGATACCGTGCGGAGGGAAGCCGCAGTCACCGAAGTCCTCGCGGACGGATCAGAAGGGCAGGACGAATTCGACATGCGTACCGATGCGGAGATCGTGGAGCTGGCGCGGCAGGGAGCCGCGAAGGCCCTCAACGCGCTGACCGTGTTCGGCCAGCCGAACTTCGTGGAGACGATCAAGGCCCTGTACAACGAGGTTCGGGCGCAGGCGGACGACCAGGCGCGCATCACCGACGCCATCGCGGCGGCGCAGGGTGCGGTTCTGGGCGCGCTCACCACCGCGACCGTGGATCTCTCGGACGCGGACATCGATCGTCTCGCCGAGCAGACCGGCCTCACCCCGGATGCCATCGAAGCGGCTGTGCGCCGGGTGTTCGCCGACGCCGGTCAGGCCGAGTCGACAACCTGACCGTCTACTGAGGACGGTCCGAAGAGGAGGTACAGATGGCCGATCCGGGAACGCCAACCAATCCGCTCCCGCCCGATACCAAGAAGCCGGAGCCGAAGCTGGTCAACGCCACGGTCTCCGTCGCTGGGGTCATCGGCGTACTCGTGACGCTCTGCCAGCTTCTGTACGGCCGGGCGGATCTCGTCGCCTTCCTGCCGGACGTCTGGGAGCCGGTCGCGCTCGCTCTCGTGGCGGCCGGAGCTACCTACGGGGCCGGTTACACGACGCGGCACCAGTACCGGTACCGGCCGGACGAGATGGGCGTGCCTCGCGGGAGCATCGGTCGGAGGACCGGCCTCCCGTAAGCTCCTCGCTCGCGCGCTGTCCGATGGCGCGACCTGCCCGGGCCGTCGCGTGCCGGGCGCGCAAGAGGGGCGGAACCCACCGGCGAGGGTTCCGCCCCTCCGCCATCTGCAAGATTACTCCGTTCGGCGGTACTGCAACCCCAATCTGGCCAGTAGCGTCAGAGGCGCTCCGCGCCCGACGCGGAGCGGACGAGGGGAGCGGGACGATGGCGAAGCGCCACGGAGGCGAGAAGCGCGGGAACAGCTACGCCCGGCGCGCTCGCAAGCTGTGGATGCTCGCGACGTGGGGCGACGGCGAGAAGTGCCCGTGTGTCTTCTGCGGGATCTCGCTCAGCTTCGATACGGTTGAAGCCGACCGGATCGTCCCGGGCGGGACCTACCGGCGCGAGAACGTCCAGCCGGCTTGCCGTCCCTGCAATCTCTCCAAGTCCGACAACCCGAACTGGGCGCCGACTCTGGCGCTCGCTGTCTGAGGGAGCCACCCCGATGACCACCCGAATCAACGCCCCGCACGATGCCTCCTATGACGACTACCCAATCCCCGGCGCGCCGCAGGGTCGGCAGCGCGTCCCGCTGACCGACAAGCAGCGCAACTTCATCTTCTCGCTCTCGGCCGAGCGGTCGGCCGGTTGGACTGCTTCGGCCGAGCAGGTGGCGGTCGTGGATGGTCTCTCCAAGGCCGAGGCATCCGAGATGATCACGAGGCTCCTGGCGCTCCCGAAGCTCGCGAGCGCCAAGCCGACGCGCGAGCCGGCCGAGCCGGTCGAGATCCCTGACGGTCGGTACGCGCTCGCCGGCGATGACGGCGTGGTCCGCTTCTACTCCGTGAAGGCCGGCAAGAACCGCTGGGAGGGGTACACCTTCGTCAAGGGCCTCATCGGCTCGCCCGGCTCGTGGACGGAGATCCGTCTGGGCCGCGTGGAGCGCGAGGAGATCCAGAAGAAGATCGCGGCCGACGTCCAGGGCGCCGCGAAGCTCTACGGCGACAAGTTCCAGCGCTGCGGCTTCTGTGAGTCCCCGCTTTCCGACCCGCGCAGCCGGGCGGCCGGGTACGGCGAGATCTGCGCCGGGAAGCACTCCCTCCCGTACCCGTCCCTTGCGGACGCTCTGGTCCAGCTCGGAGAGAGCGCCTAGCAGCTCAAGCGCCAGGGGCGCGCGCCCGGTAGCGTCGGGCGCGCGTCCCCTGCTCGCCGGCAGGGGACAGGAGAGGGAGCCATGAGTCACCTACGAGTCGTCCGAGTGGGCGTCGTGGACAGCAACGAGGAGAAGACGGCAGTGGATGCCGGACCGTTCGGCGTTCAGCTCCAGGAAGACATCGGCGCTCGCGCCGTCGACATGCTGGAGGAGTGGATCCACCGGTACAAGCGCGCCCGATTCAAGACCCCCAACAGTGAGCACAGCCAGGGCCGGGCAGAGGCTTACCTCCAGACCGTCGCTTGGATGTTGGACCTGCCCGTGAAAGAAGTCCGCGAGGCGCTGGACAAGGGAGAGTTGTGAGTCCGCTGGAATGGCTTCTCTTCCCGTTCATCCTTATGGTTGCTGCATGGGACATTATCCTTTCGAAGATCCTGGGTGTGGTTCGGATTGCACTCGCATTTGCCGTTTTGGATCCCTGGATCTCTTTCATAGCAATAGGAGTCGGCGCGCTCGCGCTACTTCTTGATACCGCAAGTCGTCGTCGCCGGAGGGAAATGCAATGAGGCTTACTCAGATCACACCGGAGATCCGGAAGCGCGACAAGCTCGGCGCGGCCATCGAGTACGAGCTGGAGCTGGACCACCTAGGAGCCGCTGTAGGCAAACGGACGGCGAGCGTGTACCTCTCTGGCGCCCTCGCCGTCGACATCCACGACGTGACAGATCAGGCCGCATCCCGGGTGCGCGGTACCATGCTGGAGCAGCTCTGGGACGATCTCATGGCGACCTACGAGCGGCTGACCGGGGAATACGGCGACGTGGACCTACCGGACGAGGAGGAGAGCGGACACCCCCACTCCTACCTGCTGTGGGGCGAAGCTCGCGGCCGAGCGCAGGGTCTCGCGTTCGCCATCGCCATTCTCGTCAACCCGCTCCATCCGGACATCGAGGCCGTCCGAGAGGAAGCCAACGAGCGCTGGAAGCAGATGCTATCTGCAAGTTAGGCCGATCGGCGGTACCGTTGCAGACGAACTGGACATACGCTCGGGCAGGTACTGCCCGAGCGAGAAGGAGCCACCGATGATCCGGATCCGCCGGAACGAGACCCGGAACCTGGACGGCCGCAAGGTCGTGCGCCTGTCGTCTCCGGTCGCGTCGTCGCGGCCGACCTTGCGAAGCGCTCGGACGCCGAGGCGCTGCTGAGCGTGACCCGATGAATGAGTCCCCTGCCTTCCGTGCTCTGATGGACCGATACTCGCGCGCCGTCCGCGAAGGCAAACCTCAGAAGGCCGCGCTGGTCGTGGCCGAAGCCGCCATCGGTCTCGCGAGCTTCGCGGAGGTCACCGAGTTCATGCGGCGAGTCCGTATCCGCTCTCGCGTCCAGGACCCCGAGATGCTGCCCGAGGACACCTACAGCCTGTCGACTCGCGTCGGCGCGGAGTCCACGGTGGAGATCGACCGGGCGCACCTCCTCGCGGACATCGAGACGGCTCGCGCGCAAGGCGAGTCGGTCTACATCGATTGGCCGTCCGTCACTTTCCACTGGGGCGTCATGGCGATCTACGTCATCGATGGCGTTCAGTACCGCGCCGTCTCTTCCGACTACCAGCTCAGCGAGACCTACCTGTCCTCCTGAACGTCCAACCCCGAAGGAGCCACCGCCATGACCACCACCGCTTCGAAGGGCGCCGGTCGCGCCCGTCACTCCGCGCGGACCACCAAGGCCGCTCAGCGCACTCCCCTCCCGCCCCGCGACGGCTCGCAGAACGCGACTCCGGCCGAAGTCGAGGCGAACGCCAAGGCCCGTCGTGCGGCCGTCAAGAGCGCCCCCGCGAAGCCGGCCGAGGCCACCGCTCCCGTTGCTGCTGCGAAGCGAGGCGGGAAGGCGACCCAGGCCGCGAAGGCAGCGGCAGCCGCCATCCCGGAAGGCACCCCGGGCGCTGCGAAGGCGACCCGCATCATGGAGGCCGCTGCGGCGTCCGGGTGGACTGCGAGCTTAACGGTCAACGGGACGACGCTCCGCGTTCACGTGGAGCGCGGCAGCGAGGCCATCGGAACGACGTTCGCGGACGGCAAGCTGGATCTCTCCGAGATGCCGACCTACCACGACGGCGACCGCTCCGTGAAGCTCAAGAACGTCTCGGCCGTCCTGAAGCAGATGACAGGCGAGAAGCCGACAGCCAAGCCGGTCACGGAGCGCCGGACCCGCACCCCTCGCCCAAAGGCCAGCCCGGAAACCGCCGCGCTCCCTTTCGACCCTGAGGCATCCAGTGATGAGGAAGTCCTGGATGCTATTCGGGGTCGGTCAATCGAGTGGATGAACATGATCTCCCGGAACGTCGAGCACGCGGTTGTGCTGGCGTCTCGGACGATTCGCGGAAAGATGGGGGAGCCGGTCGAGCGCCCCGTCAAGATCGGCATCGCCCCGCACCCCCAGCGGAACACCCGGGTCGTGACATTCACGGACGGCGAGGCGACCGGCACCCGCTCCGTCGCGCTGGACCGGATCACCCGGGTCGGCCGGTAGCTCGTGGCCGGGCGCCCTTCCCTTCCCTCCCCCGGAGGGCGCCCGGCTGCAGGTTACGCCGTTCAGCGGTACTGCAACACCAGATCTGTGACTAGCGTCGGGCGCGTACCGCCCGACGAACCGACCGAGGGAGCCACCCCGATGACCGAGACCACCGAGACCACCTTGAACGGCGAGAACCTCGACAAGTGGTTGGAGCGCATCGAGGCGCTCCACCGTCAGGCCAACCACCCGAACACCGGCCCAGCCGAAGCCGCAGCCTTCCGGGCGAAGGCCGAGCAGCTCATGAACCGGTTCCGCGTCACGGAGTCCATGCTGGTCGGCGAGGACGGACGCGCGGCCGTGACGCCTGGGGTCGGGACCATCGTGGTCTGCCCCTCCGCTTCGCCGTATCGTTGGGTGTATTGCAAGATCGCCGGCGACATCCTTTACCACGTTGGCGCTCGCGGCGTGTGGAGGTACACGCTGGACGTCGAGGCCGGCATTCGGTACGACTCCCTGGAGATCGTGGGATTCGAGTCCGACATCGCCTATGCCAAGATCCTCTACACCTCCGCCCAGACCTACTTCGCCAGCCGCATGGAGCCGTCAATCCGGCCGGAGCTTTCCGACCGGTTGAACGTCTACAACCTGCGGAATGCCGGGATGGAGCGCATCGAGATCGCGCGGAAGATGGGTTGGGGCGAGTCCGGGAGTGCTACCGCGAAGGTGACCCGGCTCTACAAGGAGGAGTGCGCGCTGCGAGGCGAACCGGCGAAGCTTACCGGGCGCGGCAACTCCGTCGCCACCTACCGCGAAGCGTTCCGCACGGCGTTCCCGGACACGCTCGGGGACCGGCTGTGGACCGCGCGCCATGCCTCGGATGGCGGTAGCGGCCAGCTCGTTCTGGCCAACCGCGAGGAGCAGGTGGAGGAGGCATTCTATGAGCGCTTCCCGCACCTGCGCCCCACCCCGGACGCGGAGATCAGCGACCCGAAGCCGCTCACCCCGGCCGAGCAGAGGAAGCGCGAGCGCGAGCGCGAGCGCGAGCTGAAGCGAATTGTGCGCGAGGCGACTGAGCGCGAAGCTCGGCTTCGCGGCACGTCGGCCGGGCGGCTCGGGACCGTAGCCGGCGAGGATGCCGCGCGCCAGGTTGACATTCTCCCCTCCGGCGGCTCGAAGCGTCTGGAGAGCTGATATGAGCAAGTCGAGCGATCGCAAAGTCTGGGAGGCCATGCTGAAGAGCGGCTCCGAGAGCCAAAAGAAGATCGCTCGCGAGAAGTTGGC